TGAGTTAAATATCCTGTAGTAGTGAGCGATCCAGACCCCAACTGAATTAAAAGTTGAGCACCAGCGCTAAAACTAACACCGTTAAACATCACCGTGATTCGTTTGGCCCAAGATGGAATGCCAGTGAACGTGATCGACGTGCCGCTGGTTGAGGCAACCGCTGTGCCTTGTGTGATGACGCCCTGTGTGCTGACGTTCGTGATATAGCTGATTGGCATTAATATTTTCCTTCTGCAAAGATGTTGACAAAGACCGTGCCGTCTTCAAGTGCTTCAATCTCATGCCATTCGTTGGCCGTGAGGTTCACGGGCTGCGTTGTCTTGTCAATCACCAACTCACGGCCTTCTTTGCGAACAATCGCTGACCCAGCGTGGCACATGGTCAAGTGGGCAAAGGTGTGCTCGTGCTTGGGCAAACCTTCGCCCTTGTTGGCGTGGTAGACGTATACCGAAACACCGTCATAGGTCACGCTGTGGACTGGGACAACCAAGATTGTCATAGGGTTTGTGCCCCAGTTGAAATTGGTTGTGTTGGGGAAATGCCAAGGGATTGCGCTGGGATTGGTTTGATTGTGTTGTCAGCGGGGTCGTACCAGAACTGATCGGCCACTACATTGTCAGCGCAGGCAGTCCAGAACAACCCAGCAGCAACTGGGAATGTCTGATCGTCAGGCTCGACTTGAGCAACTCGATAACCCGTTTCACGGGGTTCAATTTGTGAAATCAATGCTTGCATGTTTATCACCATTCAAAAATGACTACGCCAGCAGCGCCAGCACCACCAGTTGCAGAACCAGAGCCAGCAGGAGATGTTCCATAACCACCGCCACCGCCATAATTCCCACCAGTTGATCCGTTGGTTGCCATTCCTCCGTTTTTTCCTGCATAGCCAAAAACACTGCAGCCAGAGAGGCCGTTATACCCACCACCAAAATTTAACGCCCCGCCTGAAGCAGTACCCGGACTCCCCGCAGTACCGCCGTTGGAAGTACCGCCCCCCCCGCCAGTTGCTGTAATTGTTGTGATAGTTTGCGTACCTGATGCGACGCTAGATGTTCCGCCAGTGCTGGCCGTTGTAGAACTTGCGCCAGACCCACCCGCTCCAACAGTTACTGTAAGTGTTGCTCCAGAAGTAAGACCAGACAAATAACTTACAGCAACACCGCCAGCGCCCCCTGTTGTTCCAGAGCCTATAAGGTTTGATCCGCAAACAACGGAGCCTTGTCCGCCGCCTCCTCCTCCTCCTGCGCCCACCACAGTCACTTTCAGCGCTGTCACGCCTGTCGGGATGGTAAATGTTTGGCCTGAGCCAGTTGTGGTGAACGCTTGGCCAAGGACGCCGGGTAAGCCTGTCGAGATGGTTGACCAAGTATTGTCGCCACGCAAGTAGGTGGATGAGCTTGGAGTGCCTGTTGCTGAGAGTTGGGTAGTGCCTACGGTCTGTTGACCGGGGGAGATCACCTGAGTCACCGGGCTGGTGTAATAAACGTAAATATTGCTTGTGCCAGTGGGCGGCGCAGACGTGAACGTGATTGTGTTGCCACTCACTGTGTATGCCACGCCCGGTGTTTGCGGCACGTTGCTGATGGTCACTTGGACTTGCGCAACAGACGCGACTTGGCGCGACAAAGTGAACGCAGTCGAGGAACCGTTGCCGCTGAAATAATCAATGGCCGGGGTGAACGACTGTGTTGTTGGTGTATTGCCAATATAGCTCATGTGCTATCCTTAGCTGATTTGCAAGCAAGACAAGATGACGTCAGCGGAAGACGCTGTGCCAGACACCACGGTGAATGCGTCACCGGTGTTCAAAACGATTTTGCCATCGGCGCCGAACAAGGCCAGCGAGCCACCAACGGGCACAGTTGCATTGTTCACAACATAGTAGTTGGTCGCTGACGCGGTGATGTACGCGCTCACTGTGATGGGTGATGATGTGGTGTTGGCCACTGTCATGCCAATCACGGTTGTTTGGGTTGCCGATGCGGCTGTGACCAAGACCACGGGGGACGTGCCCACGTTCTTGGCCGTGTATCGTGTGAATGTATTTGTTGCCATTTTGTTTCCTTACCCTAATGCGATGGACATTGCGACTGCCGTGCCGGCAGGGTCTACTTGCAAATTTGATTGGGCGCCAGCCACCGTGGTGGCGCCAGTGCCGCCCGCTGAAACGGGACGAATTTTGTATCCAATCGTTTGGACTGTCGATGTGTTGTCTTTGTAGAACAACAAACCATCAGTGATGTTGATTGCCAACTCGCCGTTGAGCAAGTTGGCAGCCGAAGGCACGTTGGTTGTTGTAGAGCTGTAGTACAGTTGGAGCGGTGTATATCCGGTTGCGGCCATCTTTATGGTCCTTTATTTAGTGTAATACGAAATGTTAGGTTGGATGTAAAAAGGCGAACGGTCTCTATCCTCTTCCTCAGCCTGCAACGTCAGCTCTTTGGCTTCCATGGTAAGGCGCCCAATGCGGTTCTCGTCAATTCCGGGCAGCAGTTTGGCCACGGCAGCTGAGAGTTGTTTTTGCATGCAAGGCATCCATCGGTCTGGCACCGCCAGCTCATTGGTCAATTTGCCCACGTCTTGGGGCTGCAATTCCAAGAGCACTTGGAACGCTTGAAAGGCATCTTGTGGCACAGGCCACAAGTTCATGATTGGGGTGACTTGGCGATCAAACCAGAATTGCAACGAGCGGTTGCTCTCGAAATCTTTGTTTGGCAAGTTAAAATAGCTGTCGCGGTTGAGTCGCGCCAAGGGGATGTCTTGTTGTACCGAGCCCAGTGACAAAGCATTGACCACCACATTTGATGCCGAAGCGTTGCGAAAGCGCCAATACGACGCCGTGGGCGATCCGTCGATCTGCAAGTAGCCCCAGTTGTTGACCACACCATTGCTGACTTGGCCAAGATTGGTCCAAGTTATGTTGTCGTAACTGTAATCTACTTCCAGTGTGATTTTCTCTGTGGAGTAAAAGCCCGCGCTCAAGAAAGCGTAAGCAGTCTCATAGTATGCCATCGCGTTGCCACCCGCTGGAATGGTATAGGGCACCGCGATGCTGGTGGTGTTGAACGCCCCAAAGAGAGTATCCAGCGTGGTGCTTGGGCGAGTCACAAGACGGTAGTTTGCCACGCGCACATCCACGGTGCCGCGCGGCATGGTGTATTGGCGAGTTTGTCCTTCGCCGCCAAACATCACGTAGTCCAACAACCAGAGGTTGACACCACGGTTGGACAGGTTGATCAAGATGTACCACAACGCACGACGGGCAGCATTCACATACTCCGGTGTCATTTCCTCAGCCAGCTTGCCCGATTCCAAGTAGGCATGGGCAATCATCTCATCAACCGTGATGGTTGTTTGAGCTGTCGTGTTTGAGGTGTTGTTGTAGTTGCTTGCCATTATTTTTTCTTGCGTTCAGGCAGTTTGCTTTTGGCCTTGCCAGATGCTACGAACTCTTTGCCAACCTTTTGGGGGATGCCCACCTTCTTGGCGAATTCGGGGTTGTTTTTGACGCCCTGCATCAGGCGCTCTTGTGCTTTCGATTTCAAAGGCATACTAGCACTTCCCGCCTTTTTTGAACTTGTCGGGGCCTTGCGCTGAAGGCTTGCCGGAGGCTTTCTTGGTTGGCTCAGTTGCCTTGATCAGGCCACCTTCTTTGTACTTGCCAGTCATGCCGCCGCCGCAGAACTCGCGCACGGTGCCTTTTTCTTTCTTCACGCGGCCACCCTTTTTGAGCTTGCTCAAGTCGGTTTTCTCGCCTTCGTGCTCTTGTTCGTCGTGCATTTTGAATGCTTTTTTGACGAGTTTTTTGTCTTGTGTCATGTCATCGCCGACTTCAAGGTCTTTCTTGCTGTGGTCGATGCGGGGGGTGTAATTAAGTTTTGCCATGTAACTCTCCTATAGATAATTACCCATCAGAGGGGTGTTTTTCGCCCAATCAGGCCATGATCAGGGCTTCGGCCCGGACTTCGCTGACTCGCCGTGTCCAGCCTTTGCCAAAGGTTTCAAACGTGGGCAAAGTCTCCAAAAAGCCTTGCCGCAGGTCGCAGTAGAGGTTGATCAATGGCCGCACCTGTTTGCCTTCAAGCGAAATCAAATCGTCAGGGTTGATCGTGCCATCTTGAGGTTGCTCCATGATATGGAGCAAAAAGCGCGTGGCGCGCTCCACGCCGCTGTTGACCGCGCAGTCAAATACACAGTGATCCAACCCCGCAGGCAGGTCGTCACCTTTGATTGCTGACCAATATTCTTTGTGGTAAAGAGGTGCCACTTGCTGGGTAGTCAGTTCGCGCATGTCTTGCTCGGTGACAGGGTGGCCAGCCCATGCTTCCCAGACGCGCTTGGTCACACCATGGTTGGTGATGCCGCCGGGGTCTTTGGAATTATTTGAGAAGCCGCCTTCTCGCGTGTCTTGCAGCAATTTTTTCAAACATAGATCAAAATTCTGTTTCATTTTGTCCTCAGCGTATTGTATGCGTCGATGCACATGTTCAATTCCCGGATTGCTGTGTCGCCGTCTTGGGCGATGGTGACAAGAGCGTCTGCAACCGTTGGGTCAAGTTGGGCTCTTTCTTCTGTAGGCTCAGAGGTGGCACTTGTTGTGGCGGTGACGATAGGGACGTACAAGCGCTGAGTACCAGCGCGCAAAGCAGCGCGCAGCTGATCATCTTTAAGTTTTGCATCTTCATTGGCTTTCTCCAAAGCTGTTTGTAGGGAACCGATTTGCTCGACGTGGGCAACGTACTGCGTGTGCGCCGCTTTATCTGCCTTGGCCATTTTGGCTTCCCACTCCAGCTCGGAGTAGTGCATGCCACCAAAGAAAGAGGCAACAAGGGCTGCAATCACGGCAAAGATTTTGATTTCACTTAGCATGTGGTTCGGTGTTTTCTTTGAGTTTGATCATGGCGCCGATACCGGCTGCCAAGGAGCCAACACCAACACCAAACGACTGCATGTCGAATGGCACATGATGCACAATCACAGACCACCCTTGCAAAAACACTCCGGCGGCGCCGGACATAGCTGCGAACCAACGCCCAATGTCTTGGGTTTCGTTGTCCGCGCCAGTGAATAAGTCGTTTAGAATCTTAATCATTTTTGTGTTTTTGAAAATCGTCTTTGGAAACTTTGTCGTCCAGCTTATCAAAGATTTTACTCAGCATCTCTTTGATTTCTTTCATACTGTCTTTAAAG